TTGAAATTCAAGGCTTGCAAGCTTTGAATTGGGCCATACGCGAATTGGAGAAGGCTCGCGACAATGCATAAGACGATGGACGCTTGCCTATTAGCCGCAGACGCGGCCAGAATAGCCGCCAGAGCCGCTGAGATAGCCGCCAAGGGGCCGGACAAATCCGCCGCACTAGGTGCAGCATCAGCGGCGGTTAGGGCCGCAACAGCCGCTATTGCGCTTGCGCGCCAACACAATGCAATGGGGCCAGATATGACGCGCACCGGCATATTCCAGAACCATAATTGCAGCTCGTGCGACAGCGGCGCTAAGCCCTGTATCCATCCACGCGGGGTTAGCGAATGCATGACCCCTCATGCACGAAACGATTAAACGCTAACTGCGCGTTAATTCGCTGTTAATCGACCGTTAATTGATGCACGATAAACATAACGCCACAACCGAGGAACGCCACAATGACCCTAGATGATGCAACGCACCAATTCGAAACCTATACGCGGGACAATTTCCGCGTGACGCCTGTCCAAATCTCGTGTGAAGTTGACCGATTAGCTTCCATCGCCGAGACGCTGGCGAAAGCCATCAACGCCATATCGCCGCTCGTAAACGCGCTTGATACCTCGCGCCTCGGTTGCGACCGTTCAGGCTTGCCGAGCCGCGTTACGGCGTTCAGGCCTAATGAGGCGGATGAATATGCCATTGTCGAAAGCGCCCTATGGGGGTTCCTAACGCCGGAAGCCGAGTTACTGGTTAAGGTGATGCTGCACGACATGTTGAGGGGCGCATGATGACCGACGCCAACGAAATCAGCCGCGTTTACATTGCGCGCCAGACCGCGCACCGTACCGGCGCGGCCTTCGAAGTCTCACCCCCCCGTCGCGGGGTTAACCCTTGGCGCGTTGCGGGCTTGGCCTTGGCCGTGTTGCCTTGGCTGGCCTTGGCGGCTATTTTTTGGGTGGGATTATGACCCTCAAAGATTTTCATGCCTTGTGCGACCTCATGAAAACCTACGCAATGGCCGCTGTAGACGGTGAGCGGTGGGACGGGGAAGACCCCACGTCAATGGATACACGTTTCGCCGAAGACGAGGCCAAAGACCGGCTTGTGAACCCAGAGGGGTAAGACCATGAACAAAGCGAAAGGATATAACTATGACAAAATCCACCCCATCCGCCTCGGGTGTCGTTGCCGTTGCGGCGCACCGCTCTATCGGGGAAGCACAGCCGCCAAAGACGAAAAAGGCTATTATTACGACTGCACCTTTTGTCGGCCCAGGCCCGAAAAAAGCCAAGAAGCCAAAGGGCTCGACGGGCCGCACAGGTCGGTATGGTTGCCCAGGGATCCCCGGCCTGCCTAAAACGCCCGAACGCCGGAAGATGTTTTACGACGCGCTCTGCTCAAAGATGCGCCTATTGAGAATTGAAAAACGAAGGGAACGAGGACTTGAAACCAAAGTTAGCCGAGTGGACGCCGAGCGAAACCCAACAGCTTTTGGCATTGTGGAAACAAAAGAAAACAGCGACTGAAATTAGCGTCATCATGGGGCTGGTTTCGCGCTCAGCGGTGCTAGGTAAAATCCAACGGTTACGCATCAAGGGCTTGATACCCAAGGAAGACGACGAGGCGCGTAACGCCAAGGCCTATGTGGCCCCGAAGATATACGTTCGGCCCAGGGTGTTTAAACTTAGGCCTGCACTACCACCCCAGCCCGCGCCAGAACCTACGGGCTTCTTTTCTGTAACGTTGGCGGACCTGCGCCCGAACCAATGTAAATACATTAATGCCGATCACGCGGCCAACGATATGGGCGCGGCCCTTATGTGCGGGGAAGCCACGAACGGGAAAATCTATTGCCCGCATCACCACGCGCTTACGCACTACGCGATGCCCCCGGCCCGTCAAAAAGGGTTTAACCGGGTAGCCCTTCATTGGGCCTCGCGCTGAACTAAAATCCAAGCCGCCCCGCCAAGCGATTTAATCAGGCGGGCGGCTTGGAGCTTCTTTAACGCCTCACGCAGCCCTTTTTGAGCCGTCTTGGGGTTTTCGCTCAGGGATATAACCGCCTTCTTCAATTCCAATTCAGTCTTGGGTCCATCATACAAAGCCTGCATGATCGCGCCGTCATACTTGGACGACCTGCCGGCGGTGCCAGAGGCGACCTTGGAACATTCCGCCACAAGGCTGGAAACTTCCTCATCATCCTCATCCACGCCCAAAACGATGTGGTGCATATCAAAATGCAGATCGTCGATCTTGTCCGCATCCTTTTGCTTAACGACCGATATGCGCGCGACGCGCTCGTCGCCTTCTGGCCGGAAGACGCCCAAGATATAATCAAGATTGCCGATCAGGGCCGACGATCCACGCGGACGTTCCGCAACCGTATGCCCGCTGTGGTGCACGATCATAACGCTAGTCGAGAACTCAGCCCGCAACTCGCTATTGATCGAACGCAGATAGGCCGAAATATCCGAGCTATCGTTTTCTGACTTGCCGGAGAATGTTTGCGCGAGCGTGTCGATAATGACCAAAACGGGCTTGACCGGCATCTTGGCAATCGAATTGCGTAACACCTCCATGCTGTGCTCCTCGGACAGGAGCAGGGGCGTGATGCAAACGTAAACGTTCTTGGTTCGCTCAAGGTTATGATGCAGGTGCCAAGCCTGGACCCGGCGGAATATGCCAGCACCGCCTTCAGCCGCGACAATAAGCACAGCGCCTTCTTCCGTGCGCCTGCCGGCCCAGTCCATGCCGTGCGCGATATGCAGGGCCAGATCGAGCGAGATAAATGATTTGTACGTGCCAGACCCGCCGAACAGCATTCCCATGCTATCGCGGGGCACCAGCCCCTTAACCAGCCAATTGACGTTCAAGGTTCTGGCCTCCAATTCGTCTAGCGTTAGGACAACGCTTTCACCGTCGCCCGGCTTATCCGGCGCATATTTCTCCGCGCCTTTTACCATACGCTGCAAATCGTGACCAAAGCGTGCTTGCCAGCGATCCAACTCCGGGCCTTCTTCCGGCTTAATCGCCAGCATCAGGCTGCGAGCCATACCCAGCGCGCCGTCTGGCGTCATGCCCTTGGCAACCATCGCCGCCGTAATTTTCAACAGCGGGTCGTGATAGCTACGCTTTGATAGATCGGGGTCTATCAGCAGCTTGAAGGCTTCCACGCCATCCATGCTGGTATTGCTGAATTTAACCTCTTGAACGGGGGGGCTCTTAGCCCAGGCCTTTGCTTCATCCAAATCAACCCCGAACGCTGCGGCGGCATCTTCCAGGGTGTAAACAAAATCACCGTCAAAGCTAAACAAGGAGCAGGTGAAATTATCCGCCTTCTTCTTGGTATTGTGGCCCGTTGGCAACCGGCCATAGCGGACGGGGTTATTGCCGCTAGGATCGACCTTCACCAGCCCCTTGTGGGCCATGTACGACAACAGGATATCGATCAGCGGGCCGTTTGTCGTATTTTCGTCCGTGGGGTCGAGGAATATGCCGACCTGATATTTACCCTTGCTGGTTTCCAGAATGTAGCTGGCCGTGCCGGCAAGGTCTTCTGGGTCAATGTCATCCGCCAACAGCACCGCCAGCCGCTTAAACATACTCTTAACCCGGCGGGGGGCTACGTCGGTGTTCATCACGCCAACGGAGAAAAAGTTATTATTCTGCGGATGGCTGTCAATGTGCATCCGCTGCGTGGTCTTGGCCTGCCACACTTGACCGCCCCACAGGGCTTCTGGGCCAAGGGGATCGCCAATAAATGATGTGACCCAGCCAAAGTCGCCGGCCAGCTCACCGTAGGCGGCAAGCAAGAATTCTGAGTTTTTCATGTGAGCCTTGGTGGCGGGAGGCTAAGGGGCGATACCGGACAAATCGTTCAGGCTGATCTTGATCTTATGCTTCTTGGCGTAGGCCAGGATGAGGGGCCAGTGCTTTGTGGGAACAATTCCATCACCGCCATCAACGGAAATCCAGCGGCTAACAGCGCCAGCCGTAATCGAGCAAACGGAAGCGGTGTTCATGACGCCCCCGCATTTAAGCACTACGCTATAGGCGGGTTCAGACCGCCCCTTGATAAAAGCCATGTTAATTTCCTTGCTGAACCGGCAAGCCTAGACCCGATAATTATTTTAGCAACTGGAAACTTTATCAAAATAAATATTGCATATAGATAAACGAAATGATCTAGTGCCAATGCCCACATAGGGTCGCCACATCAACGAGGACAACGATGAACAACCTTGAACTGCTTGCCGCCAATTGGCTGGAGGCAAAGGCCTCCGAACGCTGCGCCAACCTTAAGCGCATCTCCATCGAAGAAGCCATGATGGACTATATCAAGCCCAACAAAGAAGGCGCGACCACCACGGCGCTAGATAATGGCTACCGTATCGTAGCCACGAACCGCACAAATTTTAAGGCCGACATTGACGCCTTGGAAACCATTGTGTCGGGCTGGGACCGCGCTTTGGTCCCGCTTAAAACCCAAACCGTGCTTGACGACACTAAGCTAAAGGAGTTGCGCGAGCATCACCCGAAGCTGTGGCGCCAGATCGCTGCGGTTGTCGAGTCGAAACCCGCCAAGACCCATATTTCGGTGGTGGTGTAATGGATCTCAAATCAATTCGTTTGAACGATACCATCTCCGCGCCAAGGCTGTTGGTTTACGGCGTCGAAGGCATTGGCAAGTCCACCTTCGCCGCCGGTGCGCCTAACCCGATCTTCATTCTTACCGAAGACGGGCTAGGATCATTGCCGGTACAACACTTTCCGCTCGCCACCAGCACCGACGACATACTGGAGGCAATCTCCACG